TTCTGCCTTGATCTTTCTTAGATCAATTGTTTCTTTCTTAGTCATCTCGTAATCCTTTCAAAATATATAAAAAGATATATCAAATTCACTAGTAAAGATCTTAAAAATTCTTACACTTGCCAATGAAACACAAAATGAAAGTGAGATTGATCATGAGTTTGATCTATGAGGATGATTAAGCATATGTTCAAAAAAGCCGTTTTCTGAACATTAGGCGTTGGTATGTGTACAAAATCATCAATTTTTGAACATTAAATATTTTTGTTTTTTCCCATAGTGAATTACAAAATTACTTTACTGTAGATATCCGTAGACGAACTTAACCTAGTTGTTCGGTATCCTTGATTTCAATTAACTTCAAAGCTTGGAAATTAATATTTGTCGCCATCAGTGTTTGGCGGTTTACGGTGAAACTTTGGCTCTCAGGTTTGCACCCCTTGATCAAATATCTTGTCTTTTGACCTGCACCAAAATCAGCTGAATCAGCCAATTCAAGATCAATCCCTTGAGTGAAGAAATTTACAACATCAACGGTTCTTTGTTGGTTGGTAGCGGTAGCAAGATGACTAGGTACTAAACCTTGTGCTGCTGATCCACCATCTGGGATAACTCGCATAAAGCCTACTTGACATGATACGGTACGACCCACTGGTTCAATATCATAACTATCAATGGAGCCAAGTACATCTACTCTTTGCAAGGTATAGTTTTCGGTTACGGTGATATTTGTGCAATAGCCAATTGCCTTACCGTCTTTTTTTACAATTGCGGATGCACCGCTGATTACTCTAGGTTGTACCATGGTTAAATTCTCCCAACATTAGCGGTAATTGTGATGAAATTGAGAGGCTCAATCCCTGCCATAGCATAGACAACGCTGATAGTATCACCGACTTGACGAACAACGACATCTTTGAAATCAAGGATCAAACCACTATCTCTTTGAAAGCTTAAGCGGTTGATTGTTAATCTTTGGACATTGTCTTTTTGAGCAACGGTTGATTTACTACCGATTTCACTATCAAGGAAGAGTCTTAAATCTCTAATACTCAAATTGATGCTTTCATTTGCTGAAACCTCAGTATAGAAGGGATTTAGATCCTTGAGCCAAGTAGTGATTGATCGTTCTACCTTTAAACCACGATCTTGACCATTCAAAATGACAATCCCTTTTTGGATAGCAAGGCTAGCATCTGCTTCAGGGTTGAAAGCTTGTGTTGTGCCAAAAATCTTAGGTTGTTTTCTTGTGAGAGGGGTAGCAACGCCTAGAGATGCTTGAAGACAAGCCATGAAGAAAGCCAATGCTTTAGGTTCTAGTGTCTTTTTCTCACCGCCAACAATAACGATAGGTGATTGACCTACAACGGCACAATTACGATCATTCAAGACTTTTACATATTGAGCATAGATTTGATTGAGTGTTAAGCCTGCACTTGTACCAACCCATGCATTTCTTTCAAGACCAGCTTCTACTGATGCCTTTACACAATGATCTTTAACAAGTTGGTGAATAGCAATGTCATCAGTGTATGCAACAACGATATTGATTTGCTTGTACACTAGAGCATCAAGAGCGGATTGCCAATCACTAGAAGTGAGGGCACCGATTGAGCCACCAATCAAGTTAAAGCCTACGGTTGAGCCTACTGGTCTATCACCGCTAACAATTTCACCTTCCACAACAAGACTACCATCAAGAAAATCTTTGAGGAAAGAGCAATCACAAGTGAGGGATAACGCACTTGATACAATGCTTAAACTTGCGACATTGTCGAGTTGTTCACCGCTAACAATGGATTCAGGCAAGACTACAACGATATCACTATTGCTTTGATTGATTGTTGTAAGAGTTGAGCCAATATTAGAGATATCGGTTAGCTTTGCTGAGTATAAGGATCCGCTGATTTCAATACTACCTGCATAATCATTTGCACCATCCAAAACAATGCTTGTGATTTGAGAGTAAAGTTGTCCCGTTGTGATTGTTGTACCGACTGCACCAGCTGGTAAGGTGGTAGTAGTTGTGATTGTGCTACCCGCTTCAGATAGACCATGAATTGTGATTGCTACGGCTGAAGGTGTGCTACTTGTTCTTTGGGTAAAGGTCAATGCACCGTTTACGATCAAATCACTGAAATCAATTGCGGTACCAGGGATAATGATTGATGAGGCAACATTCTTAATGAAGTTGAGAGCAAGCTTATCAGTAGCTTGATTGATCAATAGCTTGACATCGCTGAGAAGTGTACCTGTGTATTGTAGGCTTGCAATCTTGCCTTTACCAATACCAATGCTTTTCTCTACAAGGTTTCCACTCTCATAAACAAAAAGATCGTATAGATCGGCATCGCTACCATTTTCATCTAAAGCGACAAAAACACGATTGCCACATGTACCATAGTGTTTTGCTTTGATCTTGAGGCCGTTAATAGTCTTGCTTGCTTGAGTTGTATTTCTCGCATTTACAATTGTGATACTTGTGGGATTACCACCTAAATCGGCTCTAGGTGAGAAACCAATCTGACCCAAAATATCAAGGCCATATTCTCCCCCAGTAGCTTCTAAGAAAGCTTCTAGGTTGTCATAGGTATGGACACTATCTTTTTGGAAGAGAGGAAAATCCCCCACAAGAGCCACTGCACCACTTGCGATGCTTGGGTTGGCTGTGGGAGCTGTCTTGATTTCACCATAGACTCCTGGTCTATATTTTCTTCCGCCTTGAAAGACGATTGATGAAGGCATAATATGCTCCTTATTTCGTGTAAGTTGTAACATCACCGCCATACTGATCGATTTGCACAAAAATAGGCAATTCGGTATCTGATGCGGTTGTTAGTGTAGGCAAGTACATGTGATGAATAGCTGTAAATTTGAGCTTTCGCTTGAAGTTGGCAAGTGAGTTTGACTCAGCATTCAAAGTAGTTTCTTGATCCATATCTGTGCTAGATACAAACCTTAAGTTATCATATCCAACCTTGATCAAGGCTGATTTGTATTGTAGGAATGATGCGTGAGTGATTGCATGTAGTACTCTCACTAGATCCTGATCTTGTGCATAGATTGTAATATCAACCGATTGAAGAGTAAGAAGGTGGAAATGTTTCTCATTGCTCAAATCCCCCAAGCCTTGAGTTTCAAAAGCTTGTTCGGTCAATTTGATACTAATCATAGGTAGGGATTGAACTTTACCCTCATTCGCTAGATCGATTGCAATCGGACGCTTCGCTTGGGTATCCATGAAGAGTTGGTACAACTTCATTTGTAGACTTGATGCAATCGTAGGGAATAGCTGATTAAACCTCGTAGCGTTGGAGTACAAGGCTAGACCATTCTTTAGGATATGTGTAAAATGAAGATCAAACATTGAAGAAATCCAGTGAGGCTGTGGCTTGTGTAAGTAGTGGTGTATGCAACTCGCTTGGTTGCTTGTAAATCACCTTAGTATCCCTAATAGAATGAGGATAAGAGCCAATCTTATAGATAGGGTGCATAAAATAAGAAACACTGAATAATGTGCTAGGTTGGGGGGCAAGGCTAGGAGATAAACTAAAATCAATCTTCCCATCAGTGGTAATCGTGAAATGCTGGTCTTGAACGAGTGTTGCACCCACAATCCCCAAACCTTGAGCATTTGCTTTTTGAAGGTGTAGTACGCCAATTTCAACCTCCCCCGATGCTAAATTCATTGATCTTTTTACAATAGGGTACCGAGTACTAGCGATTAAGCCACTACTAGGCATAGTCACGCTTTCAGTGTATCTCATAACTGAATGTTGCAAGACTAGCTTATCCCCAAAAGCAAGTAAATGCTCTGGGTGCGTTGTGATATTTACCTTCTCATCACGATATACACCATACTCACTGACCGAATACACGCCCCCCATGCTTGTGATGATTGCCATAATGATTTGGGGCGAATGCAAGATAATCCCTTGTCCTTTACATACGGGGCAAGCATTGTTAAAGCCTGTGGTAGATGCTACCGTACTTGAGATACTTGCTAGATCTAAACCTAGCTCGCTCCCTTGTTGCCTACATGGACATTCAGTAGTTTGATACCAAAGCACTTCTTGACCCTTTTGGTCAACCAATTGCTTAAATTGCTTATCCATGAAATCAACACGATTCTTGCGTTGATCCATTTGATTGATAGGTAGTTGCATACTCAAGCCTTTCTAAATGATTGCTATGTTCATAGCACGATATTTGGCTTTGAGTTGGGGGATAACTTGAGCAAGCTCAGCTTGGTATTGCTTGATCAAAGCATTGTATGCACCTGCATCCCCTGATTTAGTTGTGCTAATACTTTGAGATAAGCCGTCAACACCTAAAGAGAAGTTTGATATCCCCGCCCCAAAAACTAAATTCCCACTTACCCCAAGAGGCAAGATACTTGCCATCAAGCTAATTGCTTTAATAAGAGCTGGCTCAACGGTAGTTAGTTTCCATGTGATTTGAGTATCTTGAGTAGGTGCTTGTGATACCCCAATCGTGAAAACCTTAGTACCTGCAATTTTCATCTTTGGATTGAGAGCACCATTGCTTGAGCTAGTAAATTCACATTCAACAATAGGCTTTGTCGATAGGGTAGCACCTGGTATTGTTACATCTACACTTGTCTCCCCCGCCTTAATCGTTGCAATACCGTCTTCAAATCGAAAGCCTGCAATATAGTCTACGCCCCAATAACCAGGTACATTGACATAAGGGTTGAAAATATCACCGAAAACAAGAGGCATACCGCTTCTAAAGAAATAAGATCCTATGCTTTCGCTAGTAGGTACGAGATTAACAATCCCCGCCTCTGGTTCATTGACATTAAACCATGAGAGAGGCATGACCATGAAGGGATTGTTACCGATTTGTAGTTTAACCTCAGTGATATTGACTACTGGTCTATGATTGAGATGCCAAGGCCAAAAGCTTTCTCTATCCTTGATATTTGCATCATGTCTTTCCCCTACCACTCTAAGAGGATCAATGACAATCCCTAGCTCCATCTCAAGGCTTGAGACGGCTTGTTTAATTGCATCAGTCAGTAAAAAATCACTAAACGGACTCCCTTGATCCGTAGTTAAATCAATTCCACCTAAATATGTTTGTCTTAGTCTTTGGGGGGTAACAAAATCGAATATGCTCATAGGTACTCCACTAGGGGGACTATGATCCACCCTTCTTTTTGCTTGATTTCTTTGGCTTGGCAACCTCAAGCTCTTCTTCCCCTATCATACTTAAAATTAAATTGTCTTGCTTATCTTCTACTTGTAGTTGCTTATCCTCTTGTTTGCCTTCCTCGCTCTTGTCCTCATACCATGAAAAAAAATTAAAAAGCGATGGATTAGATTTAATGTAGGCTACTTCTTTATCTGTGAATTTAGTTAAAACCTTACCGCTTGGCATCTCAACCACAAATTTTAAATTCTTCATTCTAAGGGTAAATTCCCCAGTACCCATTGTAAACTTACGATTATAGATCAACATGGTGAGATGCTTCCCTTAGTTAATATCTTAGAAATTAGCGTTTAAATAGTTTGCTGCAACGCCAGACGCATTGTTTGTGCCAGCATTACGAACAACCCAGAACTTGTTAGGAGTCTTAACCATGAGTGAGCCGAAAAGCATAAGCAAGAAAGGCTTAGTTGTGCTTACTTGTGCTAAATCTTTTCTCATGAAATCCATAAGTTTAGCGAAAGCCATTTGACCTGGATCATGGTTTGCAAAAACAATGTGAGAGCAACCATACATGAAGTGATTTACATCAGCAAAGTTGTTACCTTCAAGTTGGCTTGCGGATACTTCCATCAAGAACTTGAGAGTATCAGTATTGACTGCATTTGCTGAGCTTGCCTTAGCGGTACGATATAAACGATAAGAAATAGCTGGGTTACCACTACGGCTGATCTTCATGCTAACTTTATCACCTGATGCAATTTGAACGGCATCAGAAACGATAGGCAAGGTCATACCGAGTTTATTTACGGCTACTACTGCATACTTATAGAAACCAGCATCACCAGCTTTGAATTTGCTCTTACCAGATGCATCAGCACTTGCGGTTGGTTGTGTACCGAAAGATGCAACAATACCATGACCAGCCAATTCAATTGAATTAGGCTTTTCAGATCTTTCTAAGAATGGAGCGGAAACAATTTCTACTGGACCATATGGAGCCATAACGGTGATTGATTTAACACCTGCAACAATGGAATTACCGCTAACACTGATGTCATAACGACCTTGTTCATTGAATTGCTTTTGTAATTCAGCATAAACATTAGGAGTTACATAGATAGTATCAGGTTCACCGAAATTTGGGCTTGAGTATACTGCACCAAGGATTTCTTGGAGTAACAAGATTGTAGGTGCACTACCTTCTAAATCCCATGTATTTGAACGATAAGGACGACCTTGACCATCAACAATTGCACCGCTTGTGCGTTCAATTTGCTTGATCAAACCATCAAAGCCATCTGGATTGACATCTTCATCACCAAACCAAAGAGCCTTTTCCATCTTCTTGAGAAGAGTTAAAGTACCTCTTTCGGTTTCTTCAGCGAGAGCGGTTGAGTTACCACCAAGAAGAGAAAGCATAGAGGCCATATCAGAAACTTGACGGCGTTCAGCCATGAATTTGATCTTGACAAACTTGCGTTCATATACTGATTGATTTGTTGCAAGAGTATCGCTACCGCCTTGACCTTCAGAGATGAATGGGGAAGAGTCAAGACCGTTTTCAATCACTGAAGTATATTCATGAACAAAATTGTTAGCGGTTGTCTTAGCTAATTTCTGCCACAAAGTGAGGTGCTTTGTTTGGAAGGTAGCAATCGCAAGATTTGGTTCAATGCTTTGAAGAGCAAGAGGAGAAAGAGAGCCATCGCCCATTTGTGCGGGGGTTTGATACCCAACAAAACCAGGTGTAGCTTTACGGATGGCATCATTCAAACGAACTAAATCGCTGATATTGACCATGTCATTATTTTGTGGTAAACCGAACATATGTGTGGCTCCTAGAGATTATATTGTTTGCGAATATCAGAGGGATTTGCACCGATTGTCAAAAGAGATACGGCACGACTTAAATCGTGTTGTCTTGCCTTATCGTTGCTCTTTTGTAATTCGTTCATAGCTTTTTGGATCAAAGCGGGGGAGTCAATGAAATCATCTTGACCGTTTGCTTGTCCATTTAAAGGATGAGCTTCTGGAGCAACATGAGTAACGGACTTTTGAATAGGTGCACTTGTCTTTGGTTGACTAAGAGCATCAACTTTTTGAGTCAAAGCTTCAATTGTTTTTGCCAAAGCTTCAATAGTGGTAGCTTGTGCATTCAAAGCTTGATCAGCGGACTTGGCAATTTGTGTTGCTTTGGTCATGGTATCCCCTTGAGATGGAATGCTTTTTTTGAGAGCGATAAAAAATTGATCTACCGCATCTTTTGTCATTTGTTTTTTCATCTTTAATCCTTTACAAAGTACTCTCTAATGATATCGGTACATTTGCGAGTGATTGATTTCAATTGATCTTCGCTCATTGTAGGAAAATGCTTTTGGATACGAGAAAGTAAATCACGGCTTGATACAATACTAAGATCAGGAATTGACTTTTTAGCATAGCTAGCCTTGTATCCACCTTGCTTTTGCATTGCATTTTTTAAGCCTTCAAGAAGACCTTCAAGATAATTATAGACGGCTTCAATGTCACCGATAAGATCATCCATATCTACGGAAGAGTCTTCTAAAGAGTCATCATCTTCATCATCATCTTCACCTAGTGATGAGTCTTCACCTAGTGATGAGTCTTCAGCCTTGTTCATATCATCTTCATTGTCATCTTCTGACTTAGAGATTTGAGCCTTTTCAGCTTGTTCTTCTTCTACTTTTTTAGCTTCTTGATCGTCTTTTTTAGATCCTTGATCATCTGCTTTTGGCTCGGCGTTGTCATTCTTTTGAGTCTCTTCTACTTGAGTTTTTTGAGCATCTTCCACGGTTGCATAAGCTTTTTTCTCATCCTCTGTTTGAGCCATGTTTGCTTGTGCTTCGTTCTTTTTTGCTTCATCTTCCTCAAGGTTTTTAAGAAGAGTAGGCTCGATTGTAGCTTTCTTTCTCATTGTTTCTTCCATATCTGCAAGAGCCTTGACCATTAACTTGGCATCTGGATTGCATGGGTGAGCGGTAACGGATACATTTAATATCTTTGCTTTTGTGATAATATGATCATTTGCTTTGTCCCGCTCAATAACTTGTCCCTCAATAGAGAAACCAATAGAGCGAGGTGCTTGAACATCCTTCAAAATCTTAGCCATATCATAGGCATCCTTAGCCTTTGGTCGATCAAGGAAGAGGTAGCCTTCCACCGAGGTTTCAGCATCCCCCTTAATGATCTTAGTGGGGTAGCCTAGAATATTTTCTGGTCCTGATTGATGCTCCCAATTGAAATAGCCTTTATCTAGGAAATATGTCCAATCAATCCCATCTTGCTTGATGATATCCCCCGCTTGATCCTCAATCTCGGATGAAACAATACCCTTGACAAAGCCAAGCTTATCATCGGTTTTTGTGCTGTCATCCTTGGATAGATCAATACTTGTCCATGCGGAAAAATAGCTTTTATTCATGTATGCAACCTTTCTTTATATCGATTGTAACACTAGGTCTAAGAATGGCCCTGACTTTTCAGCTAGAGCCCGTTCATGTTGTCGAATGATCTTTTTGCACCATGTAAAGCCTGCATCCCCGCCCCAAAGTAGCCAACTAATGTATGCTTTACTCTTACGATCGTTATGATACCCTCTCTCTTTATAAACCTTATGCCTAGAGAAAAAGGAGTACATTCGCTTGATCGTGTCGTAAGTGACATTCCCATGAATGAGGGAGTTGGCACGAGCTACCCCGCTACCAATCTTAAGTTTGCCAGCTTGTTGGGTAGTGAGGCCACCTTTTCCACCTGTCTCGGCTCTCAATTTTAATCCCCTCTTAGCATTCTCTCTGACCGTCTTAGGTACTGGATAAGAAAGTTTTGCTTCAGCCATATTATTTTTCAACCTTGTGAAAGTTTTATCTAGTGTAAAGTGTTGTATATTCTTTTCTTTTTGATTGATATACGATACTTATTCTTGATCCGATACGATCTGAGGCTCTTGCTTTTTTTCTTCTTGTGGAGGGGTAGGTGGAGCATTGAAAAGTGGATTGCCTATTTTATCTCCCATGGGGTGAGGTGGCAAATCGTACTTGGCTCGAATTTCATTCAAAGTCATGAAAGCCATCTTTTTAAGATCCATCTCAAG